ATCTGCAACTACTTATACACAAGAATTTGGTCGTGCTAAAATTTTAGTTTTATCAGGTACTTTATCTGCAACCACAGTAACTATTACAATTCCAAATATTCAAAAAGATTATGCAGTTATAAATAATTCTGGAGCAACTGTTATTATATCTGCAGGTGGCTCTACAACAATATCTATTCCAACTTCAACTCAAGCAGCTGTTTATGTAAATGGGTCTTCTTCTGTTGCTTTTGAATTAGCAAATTTTGGAAATTTTTCAGCTATTACTTCTACAGTTACAACTGAAAATATAACTACAGCAAATATTACAACTGCTAATGTTACAACTGCTAATGTTACAACTTTAAATGTTACTACAGCATCTATTACAACTGCTAATGTTACAACTTTAAAATTTAACACTGGAACAGGTATTTATGATAATAATAATAACCAAGAATTAATATTTACAGTTGCTGCTTCTGCAACAAATTATTTAACTATAGCTAATTCATCTACAGCTAATAATCCTTCTATATCTGCAACTGGATCTGATACTAACGTTGGTATAAATTTTTATCCAAAAGGTCTTGGTAAAGTTACTTTCGCAGGAACTGGTAAAATTCAAGCAACAGCTGAATTAGTAAATACTACAACAACTCAAGCTAATTCAACGGTTAATTATTATGTTAGCAATCAAACTGTATTATTTTATACAGCAACTGCTAGTGGAAATTGGGTGTTTAATTTAACTGCAAATTCAACAACAACAATAAATAATTTTTTAAATATAGGAGAATCTATAACTATGGTTGCTTTAATAACTCAAGGTTCTACACCTTATTATGCAACATCTGTTCAAGTAGATGGTACTACAACAGGAATTACAACTAAATGGCAAGGTGGATTTGCACCAACTACTGGATATGCAAGTGGTATAGATACATATGGTTTTACTGTTATAAAAACAGCAGCAACAACTTATACAGTTTTAGCAAGTCAAACACAATTTACGTAAAAATTAAATGCCTTTAATTTCAACTATAGGATCTGCTTCTAGCAAAGGTTTTGGTCTTTTAAATAAAAGTTTTTCTAAACCAGGTGCTCCAACAATAGGAACTGCTACATTATCTGGGAATAATTCTGTTAATGTTACTTACACAGCTCCTAATTATAATGGAGGAACACCTATTCTTTCTTATACTGCTACATCTTCTCCTGGAAATATAACAGGAACAGTAACACAATCAGGATCAGGAACAATATCTGTAACTGGTTTAAATTATGCTACAAATTATACTTTTACTGTAACGGCAACTAATAAAATAGGAACAAGTGTTAGTAGTTCAGCTAGTAATTCTGTAAGAACAAATGGAGGAACATTTAATGTAGATTATTTAGTAGTAGCAGGTGGTGGAGGTGGAGGTTATAACGGAGGTGGAGGAGGAGCTGGAGGATATAGAACTTCTTATCCAGGAGTACCAGGAACAAGTCAAATAACATTAACAGCTTCATCTTCATATCCAATTACAGTTGGAGGAGGTGGAGCAGGAAGTCCAGCGCCTTCTTCTGGAACTAAAGGATCTGCAGGAGGATCTTCAATATTTTCAACAATTACATCAGCAGGCGGAGGTGGAGCAGGGGGAAATGGAGGATTATCTGGTAATCCAGGGGGATCTGGAGGAGGATCTGGATCTACAGGTTCAGCTTTTTTTTCAGGTGGAGCAGGAAATAGTCCACCAGTATCACCTCCACAAGGAAATTCAGGGGGAAGTAGTTGCGGAAGTGGTGGAGCAATAGGAGGTGGAGGTGGAGGAGGAGCTGGAGCTGCAGGAACTCCTTGTAATGGACCAGGAGGAACAGGTTCACCAAATTCAATAACAGGTTCAGCAGTGTTTTATTCAGGAGGTGGAGGAGGAACATCTTCAGCAACGGGAGGAAATGGTGGAGGAGGTAATTCATCTAATGCTGGTGTAGCTAATACAGGTGGTGGTGGAGGTGGAGGAAGTGGTGGTCCTAGTAGTAATGGAGGATCTGGAATAGTTATTGTTAGAGGACCTTCTGCGGTTGCTTTTTCTGTAACACCAGGAACAAATACTGTATATTCATCAAGTGGAGCTACAATTGCCTTATTTACAGTAAGTGGTACATTAACTAATAATTAAAATGGCACATTTTGCAGAAATAGATAAAAATAACGTAGTATTAAGAATTGTTGTAATAGATAATAATGATGTATTATCTAATGGTGGAGACTATTCAGTTCAAGCAGAATCTAAAGTTGCAAATATTGTTCCATTATCGGCTGATGGAATAAGATGGATTCAAACTTCATATAATACAAAATCAAATCAATATTTTGATCCAATTACAAATCAACTATCACAAGATCAAACAAAAGCTAAAAGAAAAAATTATGCAGGAATAAATTATATTTATAACGAAACCATTGATGGATTTATACCACCTCAACCATTTTTATCTTGGACATTAGATACAGACAAAGGTAATTGGAATGCACCTGTTGCTTATCCAATAATAACAACTTATGGAAATAATATTCCTTATTATATTTTTTGGGATGAAACAAATAAACAATGGTCTGCATTTGATAATATTAAAAATATATATAATTGGATTCCAACTTCATCTTCTTGGGTTGCTACAGGGAAATTAAGTTCTTAATCTTGACAATTATTTTATAAATAATTATTATTATTAATAGAAATGAATTTACAAAATTATTACTATTATTTTAAAAACGTTTTAACAACTAGATTTTGTGATGATTTAGTTAAATATGGTGTTGTTCAACAAGAACAATTAGCTCTTACTGGGGGAGAAACATATAAATTAAAAAATAATAAAAAATTATCTGATGAAGATTTAAAAGATTTAAAAAAAAAAAGAAATTCCAATATTGTTTGGTTAGATGATAGATGGATATATAATGAAATTCAACCTTACATACATAAAGCAAATAAATTAGCTGGTTGGAATTTTGATTGGGATTATTCTGAATCATGTCAATTTACAAAATATAAAATTAATCAATTTTATGATTGGCATTGTGATTCTTGGGAAGGAATTTATAATAATCCAACTAATCCAAATATTCATGGTAAAATTAGAAAATTATCTGTTACATGTTCTTTGTCAGCTCCAGAAGATTATGAAGGTGGTGAATTAGAATTTGATTTTAGAAATACGGATCCTGATAAACCATCTATTAAAAAATGTGACGAAATAAAATCAAGAGGAAGTATAGTAGTGTTTCCGTCTCATGTTTGGCATAGAGTTAAACCAATAACAAAAGGAACAAGATATTCATTAGTAATATGGAACCTTGGATATCCATTTAAATAATATGGCAAAAACAGATCAACTAAATTCATCCTTATATTTTAGCACACCTATTTATTCTATAGAAATACCTGAATGGGTAAATCATGTAGATAAAGTTTGTGATAAATATATTAAAGCTGCAAAAAACAATAATAAAAAAACAATTAAAGAAAGAGAAAAAACATTAGGTAAAAAAATAGGAGATCATGGTATGAGTCATCATAGTACATCGCTTGTTGGAGATGCTGATTTAAAAGAATTACAAGAATATATTGGTGCAACAAGTTGGAACATATTAGATCACATGGGCTATGATTTAACTAATTACGAAATGTTTTGGACAGAGTTTTGGGTGCAACAATTTGCAGAAAAAGGTGCCGGCAATCACAGTCCACATGTGCATTATAATAATCATATAAGTGGTTTTTATTTTTTACGTTGTTCAGATAAAACATCATTTCCTTTATTTCACGATCCTCGACCAGCTAAATTAATTACACAATTACCTGTTAAAAATGAAAGTGATATAACACTTGGAACTGATAAAATAAATTATCGCCCTAAACCAGGTACAATGATATTTATTCCAGCGTATTTAATGCATGAATATGTAGTTGATAGTGGAATAGATGATTTTAGATTTATTCATTTTAATTTGCAAGCTATACCTAAAATGATAACTAATGTAGTAAGAGAACAAACAAAAGAAAATATAAAAAAAAATGAGCTTCAAAGATAAAAAATACACAGTCATAAAAAATGCTATATCAGAAGAATTAGCAGATTTTGCTTATCAATATTTTATATTGAAAAGAAAAGTTGCAAGAACTTTATTCGACACACGTTACATCAGTCAATTTACCGAGTATTTCGGCGTGTGGAATGACCAACAAGTTCCAGAAACTTATTCTCATTATTCAGATATTGTGATGGAAACTTTACTTACTAAAGTTCAATCTATTATTGAAAAAAAAACAGAATTAAAATTAATTCCTAATTATTCTTATGCAAGGATTTATAAAAAAGGTGATGTACTCCATCGTCATAAAGATAGATTCTCATGTGAAATATCTACCACTATGCATTTAGGTGGTGGATGTTGGCCTATATATCTTGAGCCAGATGCATCAATAGGTGGAGTTGATAAAACAACAGGTAATTATAAACCATCTAAATCTAAAGGGGTTAAAGTATTATTACAACCTGGTGATATGTTAGTGTATCGTGGAAATGAATTAGAACATTGGAGAGATGCATTAACTTTTGATGATTGTGGTCAAGTGTTTTTACATTATAATAATATTAATACTGATGGTGCAAAAGAAAATATCTACGATAAAAGACCTCATTTAGGACTTCCTGCTTGGTTTAAAAAATGATATAAAAACACTTTATTAGATATATAAGTATAATAAAGTATTATGCCAGTAACTAAATTACAGTTCCCAAAACCAGGTATTAACCAACAAGATTCTGCATACGGTGCACAAGGTGGTTGGATT